ATGCGGTACCGACATGTCCAGTCACATTGCCTAATACGCCCTGTGGTGTACTCATTAACGCTTCGTCACGTTGTATCGAATTATCGACATCCTCTTGACTGGTTGCGCCGACAAGCTGACTTAGACCCATGCCGGTGTCCATGATAGCTTTGCCGCCACCGGCTGCGAATTGTTTCCAGCCTGGCATTTCGCTTGCTTCCCATCCAACATGATCAGGCATCATTCCGGGTGGGTGCGTCATTTGTTTGCGTTTCTCTGCTAACTCTGCTGCGGCCATTTCTTTATGCATCGCGCTGTTATTGCGCCTCTCTTTCTCAGACCGGAGACGAATCAATTTTTGTCTTGGTGTTTCTTCTTCATCAGCCATTAATATACCCGCCTATTGTGATGCTGCTTCTGCTTCTGCTTCTAGTATGCGTATCTCATCCGCTTCACCTAAAGTTATACCGTAGTCTTTCTCATAAGCAGCGTTCACCCTGTCCCAACTATCTTGAGTGGCTTTCTTCACTCGTTTCAAGTTGGCTATAAATTGATCTTTTGATTGCGATTGTCCTAATGCGCCCCATACTGCTTGTAAAAGTTTATTTTCATGGTCGGAGACTTGGCCTAATGCGCCCCCGGACTGGCTTGAGTCTCTCATTTCCTGCAACCTATCAAAACCAATATTAGCTTTTATAGTATCGAGAGTCAGGGATAAATTGTGCTGTGGTGTGCCTGGTATAAATGATGCTGTTTTGCCGATAAAGCCTGTAGTCCATACGGATGCTTGAGAAATTGCAGTATCTATATCCTCGTGTACACTAGCTAACTTCGCACCTTGACCACCTATTTTTGTCTCTAGCTTGGTTCTGTTGTTTCTTAAATCCTCCTGCCGCTCGGCCTCGCCTACTGCGGCCACTTTATCGACCTCTACTTTAGTATCTGCTGCGCCCTGTGCTTCCGTTGCTGCTAAATTAGAATCAGCGACGGCCGATGCTATTAATGCCGCTGAATCAGCTTTGGGTTGCGCCTGATCACCAATTAACGAGGTTGCAACGTCACCGGCCCCTTGCGCTGATGCGCCAGCAAGAGTCGATTGTAGGGCAGGATCGTCTTTCGACCTAATGAAAGGCTTCCCGGTTGCCGGGTTGGTTACTAAGTCAACCCCACCCGACCTTCTGTCAAAAGCACCGATGCCTCCCGCCGTATAAACAGGGGCGTAAGAAGGGTTACTTCCAGCAGTAGTTAATGCTTTCTGCTTCGCTAATTCTTGCGCCATAATGCTGGACGTGTACGCATTGCTAACGTCAGGATGCTCAAATTGTGGGTTAGCTTGCTGATCTTCTGGCGCTAACACACTAACGCCTTGCGCCCTTAAATCATCGCGCTCGTTAGACCCACGCAAATACTCAGTCAATTTATTCATGTCGTTTTTGCGTAAATCCACATTTGCGGATTGCATTTCTTCCAGTTTATCGCCTTGACTGCCGGCTGAATAGGCGTTTAATCCTTGTGCGATAGCGCCTAATGGGTTACGCGCATATCCACCACGAGGATCTTGTCTGAGGCCTTGGATTAATGCTTGTCGTCGTTGCATTTCAGCAGGTGTTGTATATGACATTATGAATTCCTCCACGCATTAACACCGGCGGCCCCGACTTGACCAACACCTGACCAGAAATCACCATACTGCCCTGATTGGTTCTGAAAGTTCTGCTGTGCGTTATTACCTGCGCCCAATGCAGCATCAAATAAAGGCGCTGATTGCACGTTAGTAGGCGTGTAGCCTTGATAGGCGTAAGGAGTAACTTGGTTTCCTGTTCTGAGCGCGTTTACTTCGTTTAGTGGCACATTACGGTTATAAGCTTGCTCTTGTATATAACGGCCTCTATCGGCAGTTTCTGCGCCTAATTGAGCGGAATCATTAGCGCGTTTCTCATTCTCGCTTTGAACAATTGCAGCAAGATTAAAGTCGTTTTCTGTTTGATCAAAGTCTCGGCTTTGCGTATTCCAAGCATCACCACCACGTCCATGCCCTTGTTGTAGTAAAGCGTCCATCCCTTGTTGTCGTCGTTCGTCCATCGCTGGCTGATACCGTTCGCGCAATGCTGCTGCTACTTGGTTAGAATTATCTAAATCACCATAAGCTGTAACCTCTGGTGCGCCAGAAGTATCCCATGCGGTATCCATGGTGTTGCCGACCCGATCCATGCCGCTTTGAGATAGATCTAATAAACCATCTTTTATGCCTCGATTTTTGTCGTAGAGATCTTGCTCGCCGGGTGATAGATACTCAGTCACCGTTGGCTGATCGCCGTTAAAAGTCACACTGCGCGAACCATACGGCGTAATGACATTCGGATTGTTTAATTGGCCTTGAAGTCTCGCGGTATCAACATTGTTCTGTCCTTGCGCGATAGCAGCACCTGTATAATCAGGAGCGGCAGGAGGATCAGGTTTACCGAAGTAAAAAATAATTCCGCATTTGTACGCAGCGTAATCTACCCACTGCCCGATATAATCTATCCAGTATTCTTTGTTTAAGATTTTAGCCATTTGCATTTCTCTTTTAGCATTCCATATATAATCATGTCATCGTCGGCCAATGCGTTACGCATGTTACCTTCGTATTCAAAACCTAGATGCTCGTCGAAACGTCTAGCGTCTTTATTCTTTTTAGGAACCAGTCCAGTGATGCGGCGGACACCTAATTGATTGAACGGGTAGTCAAATATGGCGAATAGAAATTCGCGTGTTAACCACCGTCGACCTGGTTTACCGGCAATATGCGCCATAATATTGGTGCTCGTGAAATGATTGTAAATAACACCAGCAATTAACTCGTTATCTTTTACTAGCCCAAGTGCGCTGAAATTATCAAACGGCATATGTCTGCCTTGTCCAATAGCATATGTTACAAAGTCTGCAATTTGTTGTTTTGGTTGGGTGACAATCACCCCACAATGCCGCCGTTTTCAAATACAAAATCAGTGGACTTCAATCTTAACTCGCTGTCATTGGAGGCAGTTTGCATTCTCAATGCTGCACAGACACCTACGCCAAAGGCGTGCTGCCATTCATCAGTGATGTTTAATGCGCCACCCCAAGTACCCAGGTCCCAATTAGTTGAGTCCCAAGTGCCGTAAAGGTCGGCAGTCGTGCTCAGTGATGACGTTGGTATCTCATCACGAAAATCGACGTTTATATCAGACAGTATATTGGGCGCACCGTCTGAAAATAAATAAGGTTTTATCAGGCTAAAAGACTTTAATGTGCCACGTTGCCCGAAGTAATTGAACGCTTGCTGTAGATCTGTATTAATATCGAGGGAATTATCTGAGAACGAACCCCAGAATTTACCCACAACACCATCGCCGCCGTAATAAGGCTGGCCATTGAAAATGGTCCAGCAGTTTGCATTGATACCAGTGAATCGAGTCCATGCGCCAGTGATGATGTTCATGCAATATTGCTCTTGGTTTGCGCCTTCTGAGACTGGCACGTTCAAGATAATCATGTTCACTTCTGGATAGAATACTATTTGCCACCCAAAGTTATTTTTATACATCACGGCAGCATCTGCCATGGCATCTTTTATTTTATTTGTTATTGCTTTTGTTTTGTCAGTCGAGGCAGATATTAATGCCTGAGACAATGGAAATACGCCTTCGCGTAAAATGATTAACGCATCGCCGCGAAACCTTAATAGACATCTTTCGCCTATCGGCTCACCAACATTCCAAACGCCTACCAGTCTCCATGTTGCCAATGAAGTTACATCGGTTCCAGAGTAGGCAATAATTTCCCCCTCTGATGATATAGCGTACCAATAATCATCAGGACCATCGCCAGCATCCATCGTATACGCGCCACCCGCAATTAAGTGACCGCCACGCTTAAATAGACCTGACATATTAAATTCTTTAGCGCCGCCGCCTACAGAGTCAACAGGAAGATACCATGCGCTTAATGAGTTTTTCTCGATCAACCACATTCTTCGTTGATGAACCCATGGTGCTTTTAAACTTGCTGTCGCGACTCCTGTGATACCAGGAGATGATCCAGTATTAACGGTTATCCAGCTAGAATTATCCCAGTACCGGGCAGAGTCTTCCCCGTTGAAACAACAGAGATATGAATTACCCGAAGTATTTGTAAAATTAATTGAATCCCATCGTGCGTTTGATAAACCTGTCGCGACAGATGAACCGACTGCGCCGGGTGACGTAACATCATAAAAACTTGCGTTATGGGCACAAAATAATGATTCAGTGCCATCTGGTTTAACATAGGGCATTAGCGAGTCGATTTGCCCATTAGGAAAGCCAGTGACATGATCATCCTTGCCTTTGCGAACCATTATATCCTTCGTGGTTGGCCACCAATTCTTCATGGTAACAGCGTCCGATGGAGGCATGTCTGCAATAGAATCTAAAGCATTCCATCCTCCTGTTGGCGCAGGGACTGATTTGGTTGCTGATACCTTACGTCGAGACTTTTCCGCAACCTTTAATAGTACGGGTTTTCTCATTATGGATTCCAAGAACCTTGGGGAATGAATACGCCGGGAACGCGAGACTCTTGTCCATTGCCAAGATCTAAT